GGTAACGATGGCTGCAACGATCATTGGGTTCTGTGGTGGACGGGGCAACTCAAGCACCGCAGTCGCCACGCTTGGGGCCTCACGGCATAAGTTTCGAAACTGCATAACACTTGGCACGGTGTCTGGTAAGTTTTTGAGTGCCCAAAGGATGCTTTGCTTGGCATTTGCTGAGTGCGTGAAGTTCCCAAGCTGGAAGGCCCACACTGTCTTTATCGTGCCGATGGGTGCTGTACCCATAGATCGAGTCCAGGAAGCGCCGTAGGTGGCCTCTAATACTGCGAAAACATGGTCTACAGCCTTAGCCGAGTCATCGGTGTTGCCAAACACGGCAATAACGACTTCATTTGCGTTCATGGGGCAATCCTCAATTCAATCGGGGTGATGTCAATAACGGTGTGTGAGCCGCCAAACTTTGAATACTCATCGGCTAGATCTGGGTGACGCTGGTTGCACATTTCCTCCCAGCGCTGCATACCGGCTATGCGATCACGTTCAGCAAAGGACATGGGTTGGCTGGTGTGTGCGGCTGCGGCTGCTGGTTTGCTGCCCTGCTTGACGTGCCAATCGGCTTTGAAGCTCTGCCAGCCCCGTTCACAGCAAACGGCTAATGCGTCGTTCATGCTGATTCCTGCTATTCCTGCTTCACGGCCAATCCCGTCCAATGCCGTGTTTGTCAGAGGTGCTTTTTTTGCAGTGCGTAGGGTTTTGAAATCAGACCAGACTGAATCCGTTACGTCATCAGGTTTGACAATTGATGATTCTTGCTTTGCTGATTTTTTTGGAGCGGGTTTCAATGCCTGATTTGAAACACCTGCATCTGTATTAATGGATTGTTCAATGGATTGTTCAATGGACTGTTCTATGCGTGTAGCCGAATCGGCTAGGGGGTAGGTAGCCGAATCGGCTAGGGGTGATGTAGCCGCATGGGCTACGGTAGCCGAATGGGCTACGGTAGCCGAATGGGCTACTATTCCAATTGCAATATCAGGAACACTAAGCGTGTATTTCGTTGACTTTGAGAACCCGCCAACACCATCTTTTTTAAGCCATCCAAGGTTAGAAAGGCTGGTTGTGGCTGCGCTTATATTTGATGGGTGCATACCTGTTCTCTCGGCAATTGCCTTGCGTGATGGCCAAACAGTGTTGGTAATCTTGTTGCGAAAAGAGAACAGTGCGATAAGAACTCGGGTTTGCTCAAGAGTCAGCCGCTTGTCTTGTATTACCTCGATTGGTACGACTGAGATCAGGTCATTTGCAATCATGCTTTCACACCCTTGCTGCTGTTGCATGAGCCACATCCCATAACTTGTGCGCAGGCGCTCATAGCAAGAACCCCCGGCTCTGCATAAAATTCACCGGATCTTTTTTATTCTTCTGTAGGTTGCACTTAGCTCTAAGAAGTTGAATGTTTTGATCAACATGTGCACCGCCAAGTGCCAAAGGTGTCACATGGTCGAGGTGGTAGTCATCGCCGAGCGGCTTAGAGCAGCACGGGCACATACCCCTCTGGAGGGCAAAGAGCTTTTGAGCCAAGCCCAGTGACAATTTTCCGCCTGATAATTTTTTTCTTGCTCGTCGGTTTTGGTAGTGAATTCGAAGAGCATCTGTATTTTCAGCGCGCCATTTGGCACGGGTTGCCTTAGCATCTGGGCCACTCAGCCACTTTGCATAGTAGGCTTCAATCTTTTCAGGATTTGCAATCTTCCATTCGGCATGAAGAGCTTTGATTCTTTCTGTATTTGCGGCATACCATGCGGCTGATTGCTCTTTCTTCTTGCATGGATTTTTTGCGGTACAAGCAGCAACCCGTGCTCGCGCACAAACCTTGCACTTTCCATCTTTGTAGCGCTCAGACGTGAAGCACTTCGCGCATTGGCGAACAGCTTTCAATAACTCCAAAACAGGTGTATTTGCGCAGATTTGCGCTGAAGAACTAACCATGAGAATTCCTACTGAACAGGTGTGAAACCTGCCACCCAATCCGTCAAGATGGGGAGGCAGACCGTGTGGGATTGACGGAATAGCAGTAGGTACTATCGCGCCTTTCGGCGCTCCCACACGGCCCACCAAAAAGGATGCCGTATATTTGGCTGATTCATGTTCGCCATGAAAAGAGCCACGCAACATAATACTATGGGCGCGGCTATTGCGCCTACTGTTTAGTCCGTCAAGACCGCTTACCTTTTGCAAGGTAGCACCAATTATAGCGCTGGAGTTGATATTTATCAATTGGACAGCGCTGGAGCATTTCTGATCAGCAGCCCATGACAGGCGCTTGTCTTCGCTAATAGCCTTGTCCAACAGGTAGAAGTTAGATGTTGGTCGAGGTGCTCTTGTAATCATGCTGTCCTCACCAGTTTTCTGCCTTGCTTGTTCTCAGTGAAGGCCACCATGCGATCAATGGCCGCACGGACTGTTAGGCCCTTTTGAAGCGGAGATTTCCACTGGCCACCTTGGCGAATCGTCCTAACTGTCATATTTGCAAAATCAATGTCTTCATCACATGGATGAATGTGATCAGCTATGACGGCAAACGAATATCGTCGCGGCGGGTTGTGGGTGGCATCACACAGCCTGTCTATGGCAAGCTGTTGCCCAAACAGAACAGGCGTTGCAATGAATTTGCCCTCGATAAAAACAAACAGCCTGTCTCCAAAATCCATGAATCCATCTAAATCTGTCGGAGTTATCTTTTCGTAACGCAGTCCGCTCATGTCGGCAATCTGTTGCTTTCGGGCGCGGTTTTGAATGATTCCTCGCTGGCTTTGCATCGCATTAGCCATTGACCAGCACCTTTCCTTCGGCTTTGAACGCTTCTTGAAACGATTTCACGTTTTCACCCATGTACACAATTGCCTGCCCTTGCAGTGGAGCACCAGATGCATTGCCTTGAGGGTCTACAAACTTAATCCGAGACTTTGGAAAACACACTGCTGACGCAGAAGCAAGCATCCGTTGAAACCACTGTGTTTCAGTGGCGTTATTCACCAAAATGCACGCCTGATCAATCTCGCCTGATTCGTATTTGCTTGAAACCGCCTCCGCAAAGTCGCCCATTAATGGCTGTGCGTAGGGAGGATTCATCCACACCCGACCACTCCAGACTTGTGCGCGGCCATCGTCATCAGCCGTAAAAATCTTGGCTGCTTTGACGGTTCGGTTTGCAATCTCCGATGTGGCCGGGTCGGTATCAATGCCGCCCATCACCAGCCTGGCAAGCTCGATATGCTTTGCAGGTGTGTACCATTCGTTATTACCGCTGTTGTTGGCGACATGGGCCTTTTTCACAGCTTCGCGCATTACATCTTTGACGGACTCGTTGTTTTCGGCAATGACTGCAATTGCCTCCTGCTGCACTTCTTCAGGAAGTGAGACAAACTGAGCTGCAAGATTGATTGAAACCTCGTTAGATGCTGCCCACGACTTGACTTCAGGCGCTGCAACTTTCTCGATTTGCTCTATTTTGCGGATAGTGTCCTTGCCAAGATTTGCAAGCGACGCCACCGCAGCATCGGTGCGGATGGCTGATGGTGGTGTTTCGACTGGTACAGCAGATTTAAATTCACCCGTGAAAATGTCGGGAGTCTCGTCCGAAATAAGACTAGACTTTCCGCCGAATGAATTTCCTGCGATACGCGCCGCATCGGCCCGCTTCTCAATAATCGGTTTCATTCGCAAGGCAAGCACGCCACGCTGGTAATCGCTTAAGTTGCGGCGACCAAACTGGTTATTGATAATCCACTCAGTCGCGTCATCGCGTGAATTGAAATCATGGCAAACAACCTGAAACGGAAGTCCCAGCCGTGTGCAAATCTCATAACGGTTGTGGCCGTCAATCAGCGTGCCACTCCACATCACAAGCGGATCACGGCATCCATCGGCAATAATGTTGACTTCAAGCTGCTGTCTTTCCTCGCCGCTCAAAGGTGGGATCAACGCTTTGAATTCAGAATCAATTAAAATAATTTGAGCCATTTTTTGTGTTTACTTTTAGTGGTTAGAAGCCCGCGCAGCTCGTAACTGACGCGGG